ACCCTCCACTTATGTCTTAGTGGTTATTTCCATTTTGGAAACAGTTGACTCACTGTGTATTATATTGAGGTCTGGTTTAGAGTCTTTACAGACCAACGACTATTTCTTTTAGTTATCAAACGGTAGTTCTGAAGCTTCTCCAAGACACTTAAACTTTGGAAATCTACATTCTGTGTCCTTATTACCGTAGGAAATTTTGATTCTATATGTCTTTCCTAACTCCAGTGATGCAATTTTTTTGGAAAGATCAGTCAAACCAGAAAAAACAATTTCTTCTCCAATCAGCGCAGATACAAAATTAACAGCTTCGGAAATATTTACTGCTGTCATATCTGGATTGTTGATGTTCTGTAACACCTGATTGTAATAAAACATCTTGCCATCTTCTGTACTTTTAAACTGCCCTTTAAGCATTGGTGACCCTTTGCTTGATTCTGACGGTTCAAGTGCTTCTAAGGTAACCTCATATTCCCCTGCTTCTGGTGGAGTAAATTTACTCTTAGCTTCTTCGACCTCGTCTGCTGATGCAATATCGTCAAACCGATCCCAAATTCCCATAGTGTTTCCCCTTTCATTTTTCACGTTTTCTTTTATTATACCATTCTTTGATTTGTTTGTCAAGTTATTCTTTTAAATATGTTGCTTTCATATCAGCAAAGTGAAGATGAAGTGCCAAAGGACATTGTCCATAAGCAGTTGCTAAAGTCGACCATATCTGCTGTCCTTCATATGCTCCCATGTGGAAACGAATTGCAGTAGCTTCTTCAACGGTCAATTCAATGTCTGACATAAGCATAAAGACCGATTTTTCGCCATGACCATATGCAAATTTATCATCCACTGTNTAGTATGGTACCTTTTCCCATTTCCCTTGTTCGTTTTTATTGTTTCTAAGTTCCGTCTTGTAGTATCCAAGTTTACAAATGTCATGAAACAGGCTAACAACCGCTAGTGTTTCGGATGAATACTTTGAAGAACAATCTTCTCTCAATATATTATATACTTTTATTGAGTGTATTACCAGTCCTTCTTTGCAAGAGTCATGAAAACGTGTGGATGCAGGAGCAATATAAAAATCAGTCTTTTCCAATGCACTTAGTAGATCATCTATACCATTCCTTGTTATATTATTTTTTACTAACTCGATGAATGTATCTTTGTTATTCATTTTTTATCCCCCTTCCTTTAATAAGCTGTTTTAGCAACATCCACAGTGAGGACAAACCCACCATTTAGGATCGAGTATTTCCCCACAACAAGGACAGCTTTCTTGCTGTGTTATCCCTTCTGCTTTCAGCGCTTCAACTACTGCCTTTTCACTTGTGTCCATAATTATCTCCTTTCACTATATGTTATATTATAACATACTGTTGTCTATTTGTCAATAATTATTTATAATTTGTTCCAAAGATATAATTGGAGTTTCTGTTCGATTGGCAACACAAGTTTTACAAATTCCACACGATTCAGGCTGTGTTATTCCGGTTTTAATTTCTTGATATCGTGGTAACAAACTCTGAATTTTGTACAATGCTTTATCCAAATAGACCTGATCAATCTTTACAATTACACTATCTATTGGATCTTCTTTCGTCACCGCACAAATATAACATGGTAATTTTTCCCCTGTCTTTTGTCTTACAATTTCTTGATATCCGGCAAGCTGAAAATCATATCCCCAAGGTGTAATAAAATCCTTGAAAATACCGTCTTTATTAGTTACACTTGCCAACACTTTTAAATCATTGATGGCTATACTTGGAGAATAGGAATCCATTTTAATTTTATAGGGTACACCTTCTATTTCTCCAGTCATGATGGTTTGTTTTTGGCCAGACATAAATTGTTTGAACACCTTATTTTGGTCAATGTAATTACAAATTTCGTCTGCCTTTTGAAAGTCTTTCTTTAACTCGCCTTTAGTACTTCCCCTCGTGGAAAATATTTCTGGATGATCAATAGTAAACTGATCAATGGTTTCTTCAACATAAGCATCAACATAAGAACCTATTAGCATTGCTGTGTTGACTTCTATCGGGATCCTCAACTGTCCATCAAACTCACACTTATAATATCGTTTAAATTCCGAGTTGCTGAAATGTTCTTTTTCTTCATAATAATTTTTAACGGTTACCATTAGTTGTTACCAAAAAGATACAGCACCATAAACACAAGAACAGGTAAAACCGTTAAAAGAAAAGATCCAAACTTAGGCGCTGAATAGTTTTTTGCATCAAAAAATATTACTAGTGTAGTAACCATAAATATAATTAATATATACCATGCTAAAAATATCATTTTTTATCTACCTCGTATGGATTAGAAACCTTATCTGCTTTGGATTCACGTTCAATTACATCATAAATTTCTTCACTTGATTGCAATCCCATCAACAATTCTGGAGCATGAACCCTACCGAACCATGTGTATGCTCTATATGCCAACATAATTTCAGGCATAGTTTGCCATTTAGATCCACCTTTTTGATACCATCCTTCTTTTTTGGAAATCGCAAGAGTAACCGTTCCACCTTTAATTTGTTTACCAGATGTCCTTCTAATACCAGTTACATATGCTCCCCACGAATCTTTACCTTCTTCACCAACATATACTAATTCAACATCTTCAAATTTGCTAGAAGCGTTAATCATTGCAGCAATTGCCGATCCAGAAAAACTGGGCTTTCCCTGTATAATATACAAATTCTGCATAACGATCATTGGAGATAAACCCATACGGGAAGCCATATCCAAAGCAATAAAACAATTCTCAGGACGTCTCCTATACGTTTCGGGAATAATTGTACTTTGAGCCAACATTTCAGCCATCTTCATTGTTTCAGCCATATTCATTACTTCACGCTGAACATTTGCTGAAGGTTCTATAGTTTTTATTTCTTGTAATTCCATTGTTTCCGGTTCAAACTCTCTCTCATCCATATACTTTCCTCACTTTCGTATTATACTTATTATACACCTTATGGAATCATTTGTCAAGTCTTTTCCTTTTCAATTCTTCCATCAATTCATATTTTATAATATTGTATATTAACATACCTGACTCTGCTGGAGAAGAAAACCATATTGGACAGCTATATCTCATATTCCAAGTTAGTAAGCTGGCCAACATACTCTGCGGTGGAATTTTAGATCGGTATGAACCGGATACTACTTTTTTCCAGCTGGCATTTTCAATCAACAGGTGTATTTTTTCTTTTTCAATTCGTTCAAATTCCGCAACAAAGCGTACTCTGTCTTTTGTAAAGTTATTAGCAATCTCATCCAGTGAGTTTTTCTTTTCGACTAGAACGGATCTGTCCAAATTAAGCATAGAATAATTTGGTAATATAAATGTATAATCTGCGGTATCTAATTTTTCAATTCGGTGTGGAATTTCTTTATCATTGAAGTATTCCAAAATATGTTTGTTTTTTTGCTCACGACTATCTGTAAGGATAACAATATCCTTTATAGCACTTGCAATAACTTTATCTGTTATTATCATAATACTTTTTTTTCAACCTCTTAAATACGTTTGAAATATATGATTGACTTGCCCCCATTTTTTTAGCAATCTCTTGTTGTGTAAAACCGTCATACCGCATCTTGATTATTTCACCAAATTCTTCATCGTGCAATACATCATTATCCACCAATCCATTCATATCATACTGACACTGATCATCGTGGATATTTTCTATGTATTGAACCTTAAAATGAAAACGCTTTTTAGTCATTTCTTTTCTTTTTTCTCTTGAAACCAAACCATCACATCTCATCTTATAGTATGTACTTAAACTACTCCTGTCTTTATTATGCTTTTTAACCGCATAACAAAGTTCTATTGCCAATAGATCATACCAATCGTCAAGATTCAATCCAACCAAATGTGCATACCAATATATAAGGTTATGATTTTCTTCTACTTTTTGTCGTTCTGCATCATTAAGCATCTTTTTCTCCCTTTTATTCATTATCTATTTATATTATATCAGATTTTGTGCATAATGTCAAGAAAAACTTGTATAATATATACATTTTATACATTATTACAGAAAATTACAGATTGTTACGCATTTATTTTTCATCTGTAATCGCTGGAACCGCTGGTATGACTGGATTTCTTAGTAATTGTTACAGAATTACACAAAATTTCCTACTCTCTTATATATTACATTCTATATACTCTTTTTTTATAGGTAAAAAAACTATGAATATAGGTTAATCGTAGTGATACCAGTTGTTACACATGATTACAAGTACATATGTTCTGCATAAAAGTTGTAATTATACATACTTTATTCATAGGAAATTGAATTTTTGCATAAAAAGTGAATGAATATCGTAATTTTAAGATGATGAAAAAAGGCTACCGTCTTGGAAACGATAGCCTTTGTAACTTTTCTGTAAACCTTTCTTGTGAAAGTTAGAATTTTTGAAAGTAAGTTTTCAAAAAATATAATATTTGAAAGTAAAGTTTCAAAATTATAATATTTGAAAGTAAGTTTATGAATATTTTTCTTTGAACTTTTCCAACGAGATCATGTTGCTGGCTACGCTTTTGAGATCTTTAAGCAGCGCTGCCGACATGGTCTGTTCGGACATTAGCGAAGTCAGTGCTTTATCCGTCAAACCCTTTTCGATGATAATCATTGCCTTTTGTGCTGCAGTTCTCGCACGTTCAGCATCCAGTTCAGCCTGATTGCCTGTTCCTAGCGCACTTACACTGATGTAATCGCTGTGCGAGTATGCAACCTTGTCATCAAATATGATCTTATGCCAAGTTCCCTCTGCAATAACAGGTACCTGATCACCGTTATTGAGCGAACCAACTATGTTACCATCATTGGCAGTCGTAGGCGATGACCTGACCCTTAGACTACTACTAACATTTACTACTGTTCCTACCTTAACCATATAACCCTCATTTCCTTTTAGTTCTAAGACGTCTGCTATTGCATTTGCCACAGGGATATCAAGCGATGAATTGGCCAGTTTAGTTACGTCCTCATAGTTTGTGTGATATCCACGCTCGATTAAAAACATATT